CATACCACACCGAAGTTCCGTAGAAACTTCCCTATCTGACAACGCAGCCGCATCGACTGCACGTTTTCTTCGTGTGTTCTTTATGACATGATCAACCGTTACGCGACCCTGAGGCCCCGTCCCTGCTTGACCAAGCATCCAATCGCCTGCAGCAACCCACTGTTCTATAGTGGGAACTTTTTCTGGTAGGTGCCAATTCTCCTGTAAAATAGAGACAGCCTCTTCATAAAGCATGGAACAGTAATTATCTTCCCCTATAATGTCACCATTCGTCTTCACCGTCCCAAGCCAACGCTGTACTTCAGGAAGGAAGTCAGGTATGGATTTGTATGATGAAAAACCAAGGGCAAGCTCCCAGTAACACAGGTGTTCCCAGTGTTGGTGGATTCTTACCCCGCCTAGTTTGAGCAGTGATGTTACCTCTTTAAAGAACCCCCTGAAGTCATGGGCGCACCATCTGAAGTTACTCTTGAGATAGTCGTACCATTCAACAGGATAACTAGCGTTTACTGATCGCGCAACCATGTGGATGAGCTCTTCAAGAGCGCCTCCACCAAGGGGACAACCAGGACACTTAGCATGATTCTTAGGCGTATAATAGCGACGTAATGGAATATTAAATTTATCAAAGCCAAGCGACGTACCCGGGATGTCACAGGCACACTTAGGCTTAAACCTTAACTTTAAAGTTTTCTGGAACAGATCTAAGTTCCAGACCGGTTCAGGCATGATCACTGATGGTGATCTCCACCTACATCTGGCCCCACGGGATCCTTTAACGGACCCGGTTGCAGGAATGACCCTGGTGAGGTAGCGGGTGGTAGATCGGGCGTGACCGATCCAGTTCCAGTATCCGGATTCTGGTCGGACACCACGCTGCCTGTAGTGGAACGTGATGCCGGGCGAAAATCCTGAGGATACATAGCGGACTGCATAGGTACAATAGTTGATGGGGTATTATACCTAACTAGCCTGAAATAGTCAACCGTAACGATGTCATTGAAACGAGAAGACCACTGTCGCTCTCCAACCACGGCAGTGAGTGGGGACCTTGTTGCCCAATCACGTATTGCCTGTGGAGCACACCAACCGATAGTTAACATCTCTTCTGTTTGCGAAAGCCTAAGCATATGCCAACCAGCGAGAGCAAAGATGTCTGCGTCCACGGCAGATGTTATCCGCGCATACACCTGTTCTGTAAATTCTGTATGTTGTTCCCACGACTCATATCGGATACCCGCACCATTAAGATAGTTAAGGAATCGGATACAAGAGGTAGCCAAGTGAGATGGTTGTGCCGCCTTCGCCACGTCGTGACCCGCTCGCCAAGTGTTGCCGTATGCCACGAAGTAATCACACGTGTCAGCAGACAACTCAGGACGTTGTAAGTCATCGGTTGTAGCGAAGCAACCCATCCCCAATCTACGACCAGTAGTCGTTCTGTAGGTAGTTAGTGGATTATCCCACATGAAACTAACTGGTATATCTAAACCTTTGGCAACTAGTTTAGTTAGTGGTTCCATACCCAAGGTACCATGCATATAGGCACGTTGGAACTCCCACCAGTTGCTCCTG